AGATTCACTAGCTTTATTACTTCTTATTTGTTCAGCTAATTGTTGTTGTTTTAATTGGTATTCTCTTTCAGCTTCCTTCTTAGCTTGTTCTAATTGTTGTTTTTGTAATTCTAATTGTTGAATTTCAAGTTTATATTCTTGTTCATCTTTCTTCTTAAGTCTTGCAATTTCTTCATTGAATTGTCTAATACTTTCATTAAACTCTTTAACTTGTTGATTATAAGATAATTCAAATTGACGTTTTTCTTCTTCAAATTGTTGTTGTTGTAATTTGTAATTTTGTTCGTATTGCCTAATGCTTTCAGCAAATTGATTTTCTTGATTCATTTGTCCTAATACATCTTGCCATCTAGAATAATATCTATCTTCTGTTTGTTGTTGCATTTGCATTTGTTCACTTAACAAGCTATTTTTATATTGGAATCCTTGTAAAGATAATTCTAATTGAGATTGTAGTGCATTAAATGCAATTTCTGCTAATTTACTATTGTTTTGTAATTGAGCTTCTTTAATTGAATTATCATAATTAAGAACTGCTTTATTAAATGTTTCTCTTGCTGTTGCTACTCTTGATTGGTATTGATTATACATACTAACTTGGCTAGATTCACTATAACCTGTATTAGTTAATCCACTAGCTGCCATTTGTTCAGCATTAGCTCCATATTGATTAGATTGTTTTTGCCAATCTACATAAGAAGCTTTTTGTTCTTTTGTATAATCCTTATTTGCTTGTTCTTTTTGTTGATTTATTTGTTCTATTGTAAAATTTGTGTTTTCTTGTTGAATTTGGCTTTGTGTATTTGCATAGTCTTGTATTGCTGCTTTTTGATCCTCATAAAACTTATCACTTTGACTAATCATGTTATTATAGGTGTTATTAACATCATTCAAGGCTGCTTGTTTTTCTGATTCTACTTGTGAAAAACGTTCATCATCATAATTTATATTATAATTTGGTGTTGCCATTTATTTACCTCCTATCTTTTTAAGTACCCACCTACATAGGCTTCTAAAGTACTTGAATATAATTCAAAAGGCTCACTTGAACTAAATTTTAGTTGTATTGCCTTCCATTTTTTCTTTTTTATTCTATTTACTACATAACTTGATATTTCTGTATGAGTTACTATATCTTCAAATTCACTATCATTTGCTCTTACTGATATAGTTACACTTGTTCCATTTATATCTGTTATACAACCTCTTTTATTTGTTGTTTTCATATAATGAGGATAATTAAATTCATCTAGTGGAGTAGTCCAATATGAATTAACTTGTCTTGTACTACTTGTATCTGTTAATGAATAAATACCATCATTAGTACACAAGTAAAGAACTCCATCTTTAACTCTAGTACAAGTAACGTTTTTACTTAATTCCCATACAAACCATTCATACTTTGTACTATGTTCATCTCCTCTAGAATCTGCTAGATATACTTTGTTATCTATAATTACTAATAAATATCCTTCCCATTCTTCTAAAATCATATCTTTATAATTTGTTTCGCTTAATAATTTACTATCTATTAAGCTACTTCTATGTGCTAATACTTGTTCAGTAGTAACATCTCCATTTATTGCTTCCATACCTCTATCACTAAAGAAGCATATATCATCATTAAAGTTTATTGCTCCACCTATACACCCTGTAGATATACTAGAATGAGTACTAGGATAAACTTTCCCATAAGCACTATCTATTGTTGGATTATGGTAGAACACTGTTGTATTAGCTTGTGAAGGCTCTTTAAATACCCATAAAGCATTATTACCAGCTACCATACCCTTTACAGGTGATAAGTCTAAACCTTCATTGTAATAGTCTAAATCGCTACAATAAGAAGGATCATTTAAGCTACAATGCCATACTGTATTTGGATAGTCTTGATTACCACTAAAAAATACCCTATTATCAAATACTTGTAATAGAGTACATTTATTAATTCTATCTCTATAGCCTTGCACTGTTCTTCTATATGTAATTGATACATTATCTTGTCCTGTTGTTAATGGTTCACTTGGAGCTGTTGCAAACTTAATCATTCCTTTTGTTGTGTCTACTGTAAAATCTGTTACTGCTTCACCATCTACAAGTACAATAGGTTGAAAATCAGTATCAATGTTTTGAGCATCTAAATAGTATTCAATGCTTTCTCCATCTGCTACAAAGGTATTCTTTCTTATTCCTGTTAGCATATTTACATCTTCATAAGTAGTACCTCCACCATTAGGACTTCTACTTATTGAAGTTGTAGGTATATAACCTGTTACTTCTCCTATTGTTTTTCCATCATATTGTAAATAGTTAATACCATCTTTAAAATACCAAATATTATTGTATATAAAGCTATTACTCTTTTTAGGATTCAACCCTGTATATAGTGTTTCTTTCACACCATTTACTACTTTATAAAGTGTTGTACCTGAATGTACTAACATCATTTCAATATTTCCTACTTTATAAAAAAATAGCCCAAAAATAGTATTATCGTATGTTTCTACGAGTTCTATCTCTGGGCGTGTTTCTATACATTTTCCTAATTTACTATAATTTTTCCACATATTTAAACTATCTGGGCTTCTTGTTAATGCTACTTCATTATCTGTAAAATCTACACCTTTAAAATCGGCATAGTTTCTAGTTACTAAATCTCCACTAGCCATTAAATAACACCTTCTACTATTTCAATAGAATCAGTATTATATCTGATATCTAATTGACTTTTCATTTGCTCATATCTTTGTGCATATACGTTACCATAAGCATTAGATACATCATTTTTTAATAAATCGGCAGCCACTCCATAAGGCATTACTTCTAATACATCATCACTTAATTCAAGTTCATAAGTATCTGGTGTAGTTTCATCAATTCTTTTAGGATATTTAAAATATTCTATTTCTGCTATTCCATCTTCTAAACACTTAAGTATAGTTCCTTGAGCTTTATATTCATATTTTATTCCTTTAACTACATCTATTTGGTATATTTTGTTTTCTGTTGTTATATCGCTAAATCTAACTAATTCATTTTCTTTTACTTCTTTTTCTATATAGTCTGGTATTTTCTTTACTCTTGCTAATTCATATTGAATTTGATTAATAACGTAAGGTATTTTAGCTTCTATATCAGGATCGTTAGTTAAACTTTCTTGTTCATCATCTATCTCTTCAATTAAAGCTAATACCTTCTTTTTCATTTCATTTAAAGTCATTTTATACCTCCTTTATATAATTAAGTTCTTCTATAGCTTCTTCTACAGTTACAAACTCCTCTACAGGTTTAATATATCCTCTACCTTCTTCTTCAAATATAAGCACATCGCCTTCTTTTAATTGAATAGTAGTACGATATTCACTTTTAAATCCTTCACCTTTAACTATTGTTTTAGATTTAAGTACTAAGTTTTTTAATGTTTGGTCTACATTGTCATTCTTATATTCTAAAGTAGTGTCTTTATCTACTTTAATTCCTGCCAACATATCTATACTTGGTTTATTAATAAATTTTTGCATTTAATCATCTCCTTCGGTCATTGTTGTACGAGTTGCACGTACTATACTCTTACAATGATAAAAGAGGGGTACAAAATGTACGCCCTCTATAAATTAAGCTGATACTGGTACTTTAATAACTTGAATACGAGCTTCATCAATAACTTTAGATCCGAATGTATCTAAACCACGAACGATATCTTTAAAACGTTTTTCAGAACGTAATGCTTCAACTTCATTGATTTGTCCAACGAAAGCGATAGCTTTTTTACCACGAATGTCGCAATATACGTGAGAACCATCTTTAGCCATGTTATTTGACATACATACTTCGAATCCATCATACATACCAACAAGACCTTTTTTAATGTATTCAGGGTTGTTAGTTGATAATGTAATTAATTCATTTTTAAATACATTATAAACTGCTGGTGAAATTTCAATAACACCTTCTTCATCGAAGTTTCTTTCTCTTAATGCTACGATAGCTGCGTCGATAGCTTCTTTAACTGCTTCTTGAGTTAAACCAGTTGCAGTTGTAACATTAGAAGCTCCTTTGAT